GTCTATCCGACTGACCCAAGTGGGCGAATAGATTTGTCCCCGCGGTACCAGGCTATGAAGCCACGACTGTATTCGCAGGTAGTCCGAAATTGCATATTCACTCCTGTTAAGAAAGGAGCGCGCAACGTCGTCAAAAGAAAGAAACGTGTCACGTGAGCATTCACGTGATACATGATCGAGTGAAGGCTTTAATTTGTTCCAATATTTAGTCCATGATATGTTAACACTTCCAGGTCGGTTGTGCCAACAATATCACTTCGGCTCACACAGTACTTTCGTTTTCCATGTGAAAGGGATTTGGGGCCCTGATGTAGGGGGCGTTGGTCTCTTCGATGATTTCAATTCCGGGGGTTTTGTCCTTGGTCGGTGATTGTTCGAATGGATTTGGGCCTTTGAGTTGAGGGGAATCGACTTCTTCGTGCAGAATCTCGACGGTTGGATCAACAAAACTGGCTGTGCCAGTTTCTACTCCAGCGGTGTGTACCTTGGTTGGTGGTACCCCTGGTGCCAGAATAGAAGCCGTTTCCTGTGGAAACGCTGCTTTGTATTCGTCGGTCATTTGCATTGGGAAATCATCTCCAATGATGAAGTTCTCCTGTACTCGGTCGTCATCGGCGGCTACGTATTCGGCAGCATCACGTCTTGCGTTGTGTGCTCGAACCAAGTCGGGTGCATCGGGATCGGAATCCGTCATAGGTGAGGTTGATGCGGTTGGCATTCCCCCATACCCTGCTTGGTTTGCGTAGGCTGCGCCACCTCTTGCGAGTGTGGCTCTGAGTCTGATGTTGTCTTGTTCTTGTGCCATAAGCCACTTCTGTTGGTCAAAGTAGGCTGATTGCAAATCAGATTGTTGTGCCCAAGCGGCTTGTTGTCCAAGCACGCCTGACAGTCCATTGGCCATTCCGCCAATACCGGCAGCAACTCCCCACATATCCTTGCGGATATAACGTGGTGGGCGGCGGGCCAGTACAGCAGTGTTTCGTGTGACTGTGACTTCGCAATCTGGTGTGTATGCATATGGCATCTGTACTCCTTGTAGTGGCATGTTGTACAGATCTTCGTCGCCGTGACTGCGGCTGACGGTGACAGGGTCTACTGTCCTGGACACCCAACCTTCGCCAAAGGTTGGTATGTTGGCCCACTCGGTTGTAGTGGGACCTTGAGCTGTCCAGGCCCAATCGGATGTGCTATTGTCATGAGTCCAGTAGCGGTCGGCAGTTTTCGGTAACATGAATGCACCGTATTGATTAAGCAATACGTGACCCACGCTGCGTCCTCCGCGTTCAGCTAGTTGATAGATGAATCCAGGTGTACCGGGGTGATTACGGAACCATAACGAGAGAGACTCTCGGTAGGCTGTTTCGGAAGGCCCTAGTGGCCAGGTTGATGAGGTGCATCCTGCGAGTACTCCAGGAATGACTGCGTCAGGCCCCATAAAACGTACGACTCTCAATCCACCTTCGGTGGATTGCGATTCTACGCCTACAGAGGTCTGGGTGCAGACAATCTGTCCTTTGTAGTTGATATTCGGATTGTCCATACGGCCAACGATAGCAGTAAGTGAGGTATCTCCATCCTCGGGTTGTGTCTGCGTTCCGTTACCATCTGTCCAATAGAGTTGTGGAAGGAAGTTCATGTCAGCTAGAATGGAATGATTCTGAAATCCAGAAATTGCACGGCTTGTGCCGATAGCAATTTGGAAGTTGAATGGGATAGCGGGATCGGTGGTGCCTATGTTGTTGATACAGGTATTCCGGTGCTTGCCTCCGTCCACTGTGTAGCGAACTTCGTTGTTTCCGGTCGGATTTGCGGTGAAGGGCTTCTGTAACACTGAAGAAGGTTCCTGCCATGCAAGAAGTCCATCATATGTATTGTACGTGAAGTGAGGATCGGGGATTTTGCGCCCAGAATCGAGAAAGTCGAGTCCGAGTGTTGTAGCGATGGCATAAGCACTACTTGCGGTGGGTTTGATCATGGCGAGACTGATCGGGCTTGTGTCAAGAGACTGAGCCCATTGTAGGAAGTCGCTGTACGAACGTATCTGCGGTTCCGTGTCGATGTCACTGATGTTTTGAGCCATACCGCCCAATACGGAGATTTTGTTTCCATTCACAATTTGCATGAATGGTCCGGCTGATTTCGCGCCGAATGTCGTCCCAAATCCGACATTGAAGTCTTCAATGGGCAAGGTGCTGTATTCTTCACCGTCTATAACGGGTCGGAACACACCTTGTGGGACTGGTGGTGGTGCACTAGCTCCACCTCCTCCGAATAGTAGGTTGTATTCTGGCATTACGTATTTGGTGTCCATGGTGATGTTAGAAGAAATCCTGAGGGGAACTGTAATTCCCGCCCCAAATGAATTCTGGATCGGCGTCAGCGCAGAAATGAGAATTCTGCCGTATTCAAAGTTGCTATCTCTCTCGAGTTGAACAACTTCGTGCAAGGTAGAGAACCTCGCCGTGATGCTGATGGTGGTTTTCAATGCGATATCCAGATCCACGTGAGTGAATACTTCCAATTCTTTGGTGTCCAAAGAGGTGGGATTGGCTTGAGCTGGTAACAGCGTCATTCGAATGATTCCGAATGCTGTTGCCGGTGCTGATAACGTGATGGTGAAGGTGACTCCACCAGGAACGCATCGTCTATGCAATCTTGCGTACCAGGCTGCCCAATCTCCAACACACTTTGGATCCCAAGGATTGAGTGATTGGTCGAATAGAATCGTTCCAGCGGCGGTGGCAGTGCCTACTGTGATGGTCAACAATTCTCTCGGTTTGAAGATGGAATGAAACACGGAGTCACCGTATCCAGCATATGCTGACAAAGCGGGCATGTATCCGCCTGATTCCATCAGCATGGGACCCGAACTATCTTTGACGGATATCGGAGGGGCGATTGGAGCCATTGGCTGCACAGTCCGGCCAGTGCCGGGTGTGTCCATAGCACGGTCCATGTCCTTACGGACAACGGGTACAGTTGGTGTTGCACCATACCAGCTACGGAATTCGTCCCATGCTTGTGGATCTTCAAGGTGAGCGGACAAATCGGTGATGAGGCTTACAAGTCTGTGCAGTGGGATGTTTTCTGCCTTGAGGTCGTGGTTCTTGATCATGGCTACGAGCGCAAAACGTCGTGCTTTGAATTCCTTGTCACAAGCTTGGAAGCTGCGACAGAAGTTGTTGAGGAGCCAGAATGAGGCAGACTGAAAGAACGGAAGTCTCAGCTTCGGGAAGCATTTGACCTTGAGTTCAGCAGTTCCGTGATCGAATAACGTTTCGGGTAGTATCGCAAACGTCTTGGCTTCGATGGTGTCCAGGAATTCTTTGGCTGTGCTAACACGAGCCATAACAGCGTTCAGGTTGAGACGTATTTCAGCCATTTCTTTTTTCTTGTTTTTGACAGTGATTTCTGGGAGCTTGCTTCGTTTGGGAGTAAGTTCTTCGGTGAGTTCAGCTGTTGACAACGAAATGATCTCTAACGGCAGGCGCTGTTCTTGAATAGCCAACCACCGTTTCCTTTCAGCTTGGTCGAAAGTATCGACCTCGCGAGTCAGGCCGCGTGATTTGGCCCACTGCTCAATTCCATAGTTGTAGCTGTCATACTTTTCACGTCCGTATGCTACCAGATCGGGTAGCACACATTCTAGTTGTCCTAGAATATCAATATCTCGCGTCATGCGAGTGTATTGCGACGCTCCACTGAGCGCGGTGACGCGAAGGCGGGGCTGAAATGTATTCGGATAATTGGTCATCCGAACCCAGTGTCTACCGAGGAACGTTGCTTCGTCCATGTTGGTCGATTTGGTGTTCTGAGTGGGGTCTTTGGTGTCAAGTGTCAACTGGATACCAAACACATCTGCAAAGTATTGGCGAATGAGAGGGAAATTGAATCCCTCAATCTTCATGTCTGATACCGCAAGTATCAGATCGTCGCCACCGTGTTTCGAGCAGATATGTTCGATAAACGAATCAACGTCTGGAGCAACCAAGTCGGCATAGCAGCTATACAACATAAGAAGCATAGCTGATGAGTCGACGAGACTGGTTCCATACATTCCACTACATACGCCGCCTTGTTTGGCACAAAGCGCGTTGTCGAAGCAGATTGGTTTGAAAGCGTGCTCCTCGAGCAATACTCTCAGCTTCTTCTTGATTCCACGTTGAGAATCAGCATCATGTCCAGCACTGTAGAATGCGCCGAAAAATTCATCTAGGGCCGTGATAACACTACCGGGGACGGTCCAGTCAAAGGACGAAGCGTCGATGGCAATGATATTCTGTCCAACAGCTGTCAGCTGTCTGTACAGAGAGTCCCAGATCATATTCGGATCATTTTGAATGATGAACGGTGATTCTGCTCCCATAGTACGGAAGGCCATTTGAATTGGCGCTAACAAACGTCTCAAGTTGATGACGTCGTTGACGGGCATTACAATGAACGCCCGTTTCTTCCATGCTTTTGCAAATTCAAGTTTTTCTGCCTTGAGTTTCACTGATGCGGGTACTGATAGTCGTTCGCCGCGAGCTGCCATTTCCCATTGTTGGTCTACAACACGAGCCAAGAACCGTGCTGCGTCGTTGTCTTTCCATGCATATCCGTCTGAGGCATCGCCCCAAAGGAGATTCTTGTCGGTGACGTTGAACAGTACGCCTAGTACTTGTCCTGCAGAAGTGGATCGCTTGATGGGATCCATCACATCGATGCCGGCAATACATTCGGGAACACTTAAAGGCCTGATCTTTCTGGCCTTTGTACCTGTTTTGAAGGCAAAGTGTTCTCCGAGTTGTCTTGCTAGCTGACGCAACCTCTCGGTCTACTCCGGTTTGTACACATTTTGCTCACATGCGATTGCTCGTATGTATGCAACGTGCTTTACACCGTGCGCGTCATCCGGGATCTTGTCCGGAAAGTTTGCTTTGATGTGTTCCGCCGAGTAGACGGGTATTCTGTCTAATGGAAATGCGTCAGAGACAAAGGGAATTTCCAGAGGGTACATTTTGATGTTACTGTCACTCTTCGAGAAGGTCTTTACGACTGCTTTGAATTCTAGGCCGGGTCCGTGTGGTGTGAGGGCTGGTGGATCCCCCCTGACTGTAAAGAAGTTTGAGACTTCTCTAGGCGTGAAGGTGCGTGCTAGCTCCTTCCGATCGACTAGAGACGAATGCAGAAAATCCGCTTCCATATAGTCAGACATGCGTTGTTGTTTCTGAATCTGTGCTTCAGCACATTCTAACCAAGCTTCATTACACAGGACGCTCGATAGAGAGCTTCCACGTGCAAAGAAGTAGGCCGAATGGATTCCAAGCAGCACAGGCGAGCCATCAACCAGTGTAAACACCGGTGATCCGCATGTTCCTAATGTTGTTACGGACATGTTGGTTGAGAAGGCTACACGCCCTCCCACTTTCCAGTCTTCGGTTCCAAGCAATCCTGCTTGTTGCATGTCGATATGGTAAGAGTATGAACCTCCTTCCACATACGTGTGGCCCGGACGGGCGATGGCTATCCAAGCGCGTTTTACGGCACTTAGTTGATTCTCAGGTCTTAAATATCCTGTAAGAGACTGATAACAGCCCTGGTACGGATAGTGTCCGGCTTCGTCCACAGTAAGTGAAATGAAAGCAATTTCTCTCTCCGCATTGCGGTGAATTACTTGCCCATATCGAATGGTCTTGTCTCGGTCGTCATATACTTTGAGGGGTTCGTCATTGGTACAGTGGAAGGAAGTAACTCCGATCGATGTATTCAACATCAGTGCAAAGGCTGTTCCTCCGTCAGAACGTTCTATTCCTACAATGTTACGTAGAAATCGGTCTGCATGCTTCTCGCTTATTAGCTCGTCTACGTGACGGCCGTTGTACATGTCCCATCGTTGCGGCTTTTCAGTGCCGTAGTCTACCCACGAACCGTGCTGATCGGTAGGTAAGAACATCTTCTTGGACTTGCTGTATTTCATGTACAGATCATCAGAGAAACGAGTTTGCACTTTGAAGTGCCTATCGCCATCCCATAGATCACGGTCGTTGTTGACGGTATGCATGAGGTTCTTCTTGAACTCTTCACGTTCTTCCTTGTCGTCTTGATCGCCTTTGCCCGTGGTAGATTCTAGTTTCCCGCCTTTGTTAGAGCCGGTAAATCCGTATTCTCCAGGGTACTTGTGATGTTTTCCTTGTCGCTGCATAGCAGATTTAACCGCTACGTATAACAGGTCGACATTTGCGTCTGAGATCTTGTTTCCAGCATATACCTTGATGGCGGCATATGTGGCCAACCCCGCGAAGAGGGTTGTGATGAGCGCTACCAGCCACCAATGTGGTTTTATGTAGGTCTCCCAGAATAATGTCAACTGTCGTAGTAGCCAGTTCTTCCACGCGACGACTTTTTCTCTGAATGTTGGTTGCCAAGCGGGGTCAGCGCACAGTTGTGCCCATTCCTTCGGAAAGAAGGCCCTTGCTTGTATAGCATCATACATCAGAGGATCGTCGCATGAATTCCATTCTGACAACATGATGGCAATCGCGTCGGCGCGCCTTACGTGAATCACCTTGGATTCACCGTCGTCCATCATATGAGAGAAGACTGCTGTGGTGTCGTGGATGGTAACATAATTGTTCTCCATGATAGCTCCAACCCACATCTCAGTTCCGTCCAGCCATACATCAACGTTAGCTACGATGATGCGCGCTTTAATTCCTGGTATTATGGAATTGGCGCCATGCACGAATATCTCTTGTTCTGCGAGAGTGGGCATTCCGCCCATTACGCGTCCGTTGACAAAGGACGAGATAACTGCTGGAGATTTCTTTAGAAACCGAGGTGAGGTATGCTTGGCGGCGTTGATGACGGCCGTAAGAGAGGCGAGTTCAGAAATAGTCTGATTTGGTGCTTCGAGCCACAAATCCGATTCTTCCATAGAGAAAGGCACGGTAGCGGGTCTCGCGAGATGAATTTCCACGTGCCTGTGAGCGGCGTGTACTTTCCAATCAGACAATAGTGTTCTCACGTCCCAAATGGCGGTATCGCCTTGAGGGTCTTTGCATATGGGTCCTGAGGGGCCCCAATACACAATGCGCATCATAGGATCTCGATCCCATCCAGCTCTGCGCACAAAGCCTGGACAGTGAAGACGTTCTTCGGAGATTTGCTCCACCGGTTTGGTGAGTCGTGATTTGCCGAGCATCCAAGATGCCAGTCGCCAAGGTAACAGTCCTGTTCCCTGGGGTCCGTAGTTAGAAATAACTACTAGGCGCTGCGTGCGCTTCAGCTTATTCACGAAACACACATAGGCGTGCGCTCCGGCTGGTGTTGGATCGAACACGTCATCTATGACAAAGCATGCTTTGTCGGGATAACTGTCCGTATTGATGTCATACGTGCCAGTCCAATATACTGGTACTCCTTGTGTTGACGAAAGGCCCTTTAACAGAGTCCGCATAGATGCGGTTTTACCTACTCCGGAGCCTCCACATATGTATGTAACATGCGGGAGGGTAGCCCCTTCGTCATTTTGGAGAGTGAACACGTCTTTGAAATCGCATTTCTCAGTGAACAGAGCGGGTCGATTGCCGACCTGCGTCTTCCTTGCACGGAAGCGTTCCACGTTAGACTTGATCTTCAACATGATCATAGCCACTGTTTGTTGGTAATTCATGCGTACCTTTCCCCCCGTAATACGGAGAGTGGGGAGCTTCTGAGTCACCAGAAAGCGATTAATGGAGTCTATCCATTTTTGATCGGATGTAGTCCACAGGAATTCGATGTCACTGTAATCTTTCTGCCAGGCTTGATTGTCACGGGAGAGACCGTCGCGATGCCCGGTATGCGTTACCTGGATAGATTCCACACGCGTTTGAAACGCGGCCCATGCTGACGGGACCATACCTATGTTCAGGCTGGCCAGTGGTTCGTTTGAACAGCAAAAGGCGGTGTAGAATTGGGGGTATTGGTGTTTATCCGGTAAAGCGGCACCTGCCATGTTCTTCATGGAAGCACTGAATAGTTCGTTCAAATCGTTGGCAAGGGTGTCTGAAGGTGTCATACTAGCTCCAATTTCATCAAGCATCAGCCATCTCTGGCCTCCGTAATGAGGATAATGGGTAGTACCCTTCATACGGTAGATGTCAGATGTGTCATCTAGCATTTTGCCATGTCAGCTACCATGCTTTCGGCAGCGTGACTCTTTCCGTGTCCAGGAGGACCCCAGAAAGACAAGACGACCGGTGTCAGCTTGGCCATCTTCGATTGTTCGAACATTCGTGCGTCTGCTACGCTAGTTTGTATGCGCGCAACCAGAGGTAGAAGGGTGGACGTATTTACGTCACGTCCCAGCAACCGAATAACTTCATTAACTTGCGTTAACCATTCGGTAGCCTCGGTGATATAAGCACTATCCCAAGTACAAGATGGTTTTCCACCAATCTTGACACCTTCCTCCTGCAGTTGTTTTAGCAAAGACAGGGTTTCTTTCTTGCCACTAATGTCATATCCAAAAAGATTCCATGACACTTCGGTGACAAATTCTTCACAGTCCTTGACTCCTTTCGTGATGCTTCCTAGATTCTTCAGCTGCTTGCCAATTTGATCTTTCCCAGTTGTTGCGGAAATGATAGAGGCAATAACGACTGAAAGCACTTTAGTCACAGAGACTCCAGTGCCCCAGGCTTCTTGTGAATCAGCTGGGTTTGACTGCATTACACCACGTACAAAGGGGTCTAGACCCTTGAACAAATTTGTCATCAGAGACTTCATTTCGATGATCGGCAGCAGTACTCCTACGATAGCGGTAATTTGGCCGACTAACGCAATGATGGTAGCCGTGATTAAATCCCATGTTCCACCCGATCCGAAGATCATGCGGCACAAAGAATACACGGTAGCAATGAGACCAGTTACGGCCCCGGTACCTGCCATTATTCCCCCTGCTTTGAGAGCTGTCAACACACGTTGTACTTGTGTGCGATGTTCACCCTGAACCTGATCGGCCACCGATCCAATGTTACCCATGAAGTTGGCAATGGTCATGAGATTATCCCAGTTGTCCTTAGGGATTGGTATATCATGGTTGCCCACAAAAGTGGGTTGTGGAGGTGGTGCCGGTGTGACGTCGGCACTGCGTTCAGCTACAATCGGGTATGGGGTTGCAGGTGGAATTTCTGTTGCTTCTTCAAATACCATGGGTGTAATAGAAGTGGGGCGAGCCATTTCTACTCTTGGCTTAAAATCCTGCGCAGGACGTTGTCCTGGCAAGATGTCAGCGATGTTGATGGTATTGCTCGTGATAGCTGGATGCCAAGTATTGTGAAGGCACCAATGTCGAAAAGCGATGGTAAAGTAGTCAACAAGCTTCAGCAGATTTTGTGGAAGATGTATGGGATTCGGATCACCACGCATTGAATAAAACAACACGTGGAAATCAGACTCCACATAAGTTCTTGTCATCCATTTGGCGCGGGTTTCCGCGCTCCATCCCCACGTTGCGGCACCTGGTATAGCCAGGGGCACGGTGGGAAATTGTTCGTAATTCTCGAACATCTGTGAAGGGAGAGTGGGTTCAGATTTGAGCTTCCAAGCCCAATATCCGATGTCGTCAACTTCAGCGTATTTGGCAATACCACAGAGAGAGGGATCATGGCGCTGAAACTTTCGGGCATAATTAGCCCACACCTTGTGGTCTGGTAGATTGGATAGTTGACGTTTATGGACGGCTGCTGAGCCTGCTCCATAATGGGTTCCGTCGTTGAGTGTGGGGACGACGTATCCCGGAAAGGTGTCGCATACCAGCAGAGTAGCTCCACAGACGTACATGGTTTCATATGCTGTAGGCAACGAATCCAATAACACCTGCGTGAGGGTTGCTGGCTGGACAAAAACTCCGAGGGACACTAATTCCTCGTAGTTCTCCATGGACAGAGGACCTGTACATGGGCCGAATTGGGCTAGAAAGCCAGCCCAATCTTGCTGAGCGGCGGTGGAATGCCGTTCAACGTACAAACGTGCACATTGGATACACATGACTAATTGATTGTAGGATTAGTTGGTGGTAGTTGAGAATGAGTGGTTTGTTTGGTTTTCAGTAATGCTACTCGCTTAGAGCGGATATCCTCCAATTTAATATGGAGGAAAGCCGAAATAATACGAGAGAACTAATTCGGGTAATCCGCCAAGTATAAACCTGGAGGAAAGCCAAAATTGGTAACACTACAGACAAATGTTTGGAAACGAGAGATTTGGAGGTAAACGTAAACGTTATATCGCCAGAAATACT